CAATTACTACCATCAATTCTAATACGGTTTACCCATTCTTTGCAGTAGAGCTTAAGTTTGATGGCAGTCAGACACTTCGTATGTGGACTGGCGCGGGTACACTAACTCTTGCTGACACTACTGAGTGGTTCGGCGCTGGCACTCTTCTTAATATTTCATCTGTCGAAGAAACCGCAGAGATCGCTGCTAAAGGTGCTGACATAACTCTGACTGCTATCCCCTCAGAAGTCTTAGCTCTGGCTCTCGCAGAGCCTTATCAGGGCCGTGAGTGCAACATCTACTTTGGTACGTTTAATGATGCCAACCAGACTACAGCGCCAACTAACTTCAATGAAATCTTCTCAGGTTACATGGACCAGATGAACATCTCAGAGGCTGTTGATACAACTACTATTGAGCTAAAGGTTGAGAACAAACTGATTGACTTGGAAAGAGCAAGGGTAGCTCGCTTTACCTCTGCATACCAGAAGTCAAAGTTCCCTACGGATACAGGGTTAGACTTCATTGAATCTATGCAAGACAAGAAGATCAACTGGGGAAAGCCTGACGCATGAAGTATCAACAGGAGTTAGTCCAGACTTTTGCTCCAGATATGAAAGAGATTGGTCAAAGGGACTGGGAAGAGGTTCAGCATAATGCAAAGACCTCTAAGCTAAACCCTGATGTAGAGAGCTACAGTTTGCTTGAAGAAAGAGGCCAACTATACATATTCACCTGTAGGGATGACGGGGTACTTGCTGGATACTTTACAGCTTTCGTTATACCTGACCTTCACTCCAAGGGTTCTATGCGTGTGGTGAACGATGCCATATTCTTAGACAAACCCTACCGTAAGGGCTTTACAGGAATACGCCTTATTAAGTTTGCTGAGGACTGTATCAAAGCAGACGGCTACCCTATGTTAAGCATATCTACAACAGAACAGAACCCTATTGATCCGCTGATGGTACGCTTAGGCTACTCTAAAGTTTCAACTACATTCGAGAAGGAATTATAGTATGGTAGCAATAGTTGGAGCGACTCTTCTGGGTCTCAGTGGAGCAGCAGCTACAGGTTTTCTAGCATATGCTGTAGGTTACCTTGCCGTAACAGCAGTTACCTCAGTTATTATGAAAGCCTTGATGCCAAAGCCCTCAGCCCAAGGTGGTGCTGCTGGTAGTCGAGGATACACAGTAAACTCTCAGGGTTCAGCGCAAGATCACCAGATCATTTATGGTGAAGTTAAAGTTGGTGGAGCTATTGTCTATGACGAAGCTACAGGCGCTGACAACAAGTTCTTCCATCGTATCATTGCTGTTGCTGGACATGAGGTAGACAGCTTTGTTACCTTCTATGCTAACGACGAAGTTCTTACAATAGGAGGTGGAGGTAACGTAACATCTCCTTCTAAGTATGCTAGTAAGATGCGTATTCTTACGGGTATTGGCACAGACGGACAACTCGCCAATGCTCAACTTCTATCTGAATCTTCTCACTGGACTAACTCTTGTACTCTGTCGGGTATTGCCTACATTTACGCTAGGTTTGAGTACGACCAAGACTCTTATCCTAATGGCATCCCTACAATCACAGCAATTGTAAGAGGCAAGAAGTTACTTGACCCTCGCACTGGTGTAACTGAATGGTCGTCTAACCCTGCCTTGTGCATACGGGACTACCTAAAGAGTGACTACGGTCTGTCTGAGGCTGACGCTAAGATTGATAACGCCTCTATCATATCTGCTGCTAACATCTGTGACCAGACCGTAACTAACGCTGGCACAGCTTCTCCTGCCACTAGCACTCGTTATACTTGTAATGGTGCATTTACTACACAGGTTACTCCATACGACACCTTTTCTAACCTTGTAAGTGCTATGGGCGGTAAGATTTGGTACGGTCAAGGTAAGTGGCAGATTAAACCTGCTTACTGGACAAACCCAGTGATGGACCTAACTAACGATGACTTCCGTTCTGGCATTGGTGTATCGACAAGACACTCTCGTAGAGACAACTTCAACACTCTGTCTGGAACCTTCAAGGGCAATGAGTCTGACTGGCAAGTAACAGATTACCCTTCTGTAACTAACGCTGCTTTCTTAGCCGCTGATAACGGACAAGAGTCAGTTGCTGACGTACCCTTGACTTTCACAGCCTTCTCTCTTGAAGCTAGTCGTCTAGGTCTAATTGCGCTGGAAGCTAACCGACAGCAACTTACAGTTAGTGCCAGCTTTGGCCTTCGTACACTTGAGCTAGAGATTGGCGATAATGTACGCATAACTAACACTCGATTTGGTTGGACTAACAAAGAGTTTGAGGTACAGAGTTGGTCCTTCGGTCTTACTGACGGGTTAGACTTACAGGTAGACATGGTACTCAGGGAGACTGCTGAGGCTATCTACGACCAAACCTATGACGGTGTGATGTACGAAAGAGACAACACAACTCTACCTTCCGCCTTTGATGTACCTTTAGTTGGCATGACTTTAGCCACTAGCCTCAGAAGCACTAACCAAACAGTTGTTGCCGTTCTTGATGTACAGCTTGCAGCTACCTCAGTCTTTATCGACAAGTACGAAGTAGAGTATAAACTAAGCTCTGCAACGGACTACATTGCCCTTGGTAGTGGATCAGGTCTTAACTACGAGCTAATCTATACCTCTGATGCTACCTTTGACATACGAGCTAGAGCAGTAAACACCTTTGGTATAAGAGGTGCCTACACTGAAACCCTAAACTATGGTGCTAGACCTTTCGCTGCACCCCCTGCTGATGTAACCTCTCTGTCAGCTAACATCAACCAGACTACAGCAGTCTTATCTTGGACGCCAGTTCCTGACTTGGACTTAAGCCACTACGAGGTAAGATTTACAAGAGACGTACCTGCTGTGTGGTCTAACAGCGTATTGCTTGTCGATAAGGTCGCTAGACCCGCCACAAGTATTACTGTCGCAGCCCAGACAGGAACTTACTTAGTTAAAGCTGTTGACAAGCTGGATAACAAGTCTGTTAACGCTACGGGAACTACGGTTGCTATTACCGCTGCGGACACAATTGGTCTTAACTTAATCCAGACCCTCACAGAGAACCCTACCTTTGCAGGGACTAAGGTTAATACGACTGTAATTGACAGTAACTCTTTGTCACTTTCGTCAGGTCAAGCATCAGGAAGTTACGACTTCTCCACTGTGTTTGATTTAGGAGCTACATACAATTCCTACGTTGAATCCTTTGTTGACCTTGTTCAATTAAACTACGCCCTCACATTCGACTCTCCAACAGAGAACTTTGATTTAAGGGAAGGTTTGTTTGACGGAGACCCTGCTGCATACGATGGGTCTACAGCAGTTGTTCAAGTTGCTACAACGCTAGACGATCCTCTGTCAGGGACTGCTGTGTTCACTGCCTTTAACACTCTGTCTGCTGGGTCGTTCTTAGCAAGGGGTTATAAGTTCAGGGCTTTACTAACTACCAATAACCTTGACGTAGCACCAAAGATCACAAGGTTAGAGGTCAAGATTGATATGCCAGACACACTTCAATCTGCTGAGGACATACAATTCACAGGTTCTAAGATTGTATCATTCCCTGCCGCTTTCTACACCACTTGTACACCAGCAGTAAGCACTAGCGTTACTGGATTAGGCAGTGGTGACTTCATTGAGATCACAAACAAGACAAACACTGGGTTTACTATAACTGCTAAAGACTCAGGCGGTTTCAACCTAACAACTCAGACTGAATTGGACTACGTAGCCAGAGGCTTCGGAAAGGAAACATAATGTCACAGAATGACTTCACACTGGCCAACCAAGGCTTCCCGTCAATGAGGGCTGACATGAACTCAGCCTACCAAGCTCTAGCATCAAACAACTCTGGTTCTACAGCACCTACAACTACCTTTGCTCACCAATGGTGGTACGACACAGCTAACAACAAGCTGATGATCCGTAACGCGGCTAACACAGCTTGGGAGGAGTTCTCTTCTGGTGCTGGGGCGACTGGCGGTGGGTCTGATTTAATATTCTACGAGAACGGTCAAACGATAACTACAAACTATACTGTAGTGTCAGCGAAGAACGCAATGACTGCTGGACCTGTTGACATTAACGCAGGTATCACAGTTACAGTTGAAACAGGCTCAAGATGGGTGGTTGTATAAATGGCTATTACACTAGACGGATCAACAGGTATCGGTACACCTGACATTACAAGTACGGCTGCACCTGCATTGGTAGGCACTAACTTCACTAGCCTACAGTCTTCGCAACTTACAGGTGCCTTACCAGCTATTGATGGCTCTGCACTCACTGGCATTTCCACAACACCTACAACTTCCCAAGTGGCTACAGCAACAGCGGGCATCGCAGTAGGTATTGTGGGTTCTTACGCTTTTCTGATGGAGTATGGTACTAACTTTCCATTTAGGACTGTGGGAAGTACGTTAGCTGGCTCAGGGCTGTACTATGCCGCAGCGACCGGAAACCCCAACTTTCCTGGTTCTGGGTTTGCTTCAGGGACGTGGCGGTTAATGGGGTCTTACTCTGCCAGTGTTACTAGTAATGACTACCCCGCCTCACTCTGGTTAAGGATATCTTAATGGATTATCGTAACGCAAAACACATCGACGCAACCCGCATTGACTGTGAGATAAACCACCCGATCCACGGTTGGATTCCCTACACACTGGACCCAGCCGACACTGACACCACTGTAGACAACGACGCGCTGTTGTTGGCTATCGGTGATGATGCTGTGGCCTACACTCCACCTACAGTGGAGGAGATTGAAGTAAAACTAGCTTTTGATGTCCGACGCGAACGCAATTTACTCTTGCAAGGTGTGGACGTTATCTCTGGTAACCCTCTTCGATGGGGTGAACTAACAACTACAAAACAGACTGAAGTAGCTACTTACCGTACAGCCCTTTTAGATGTACCACAGCAAGCTGGCTTCCCTGACACAATCGAATGGCCTATCTTGGAGGTATCCCCATGAGTACTATTAACGTAGACACAATATCAGACGCTGCTGGTTCAGGTAAGCCTAACTTCCCTAATGGTTTGACTGGTGATGGCTCTTCGCTATCAGGCATTAGTGCTTTCAAACCAGTAGCAGTCACTGGTACTACCCCTAGCCTTGATGTAGGTACTTATAACTTCTTCAACCAAGGGACACTAACAGGGGATACCACAGTGTCTTTTGCTTCTGTTCCTACAGATGCTCGTTGGAGTTATACGTTTGAGTCCCCGCTTGCCACTGCCTATGACCTCACTGTAGCTTCTGCTATAAGCTCATTCAGTGTGTCAACAGAAGACCTCACCCCTCGCGGTCTGTTCTTCAAACCAGATGGCACTAAGATGTTTGTGATAGGGAGCTCAGGGGACGAGGTACATGAGTATGGCCTAAGTATTGCTTGGGATATTACTACCTCTAGAATAGCACAATCCCTCAGTGTAGCTGCCCAAGACATCACCCCCACAGCCCTATCTTTCAAACCCGACGGCACCACTATGTACGTGATTGGGGGCTCTGGACAAGATGTGAATGAGTACAGCTTATCTACCGCTTGGGATGTCAGCACGGCTTCCTACGTTAGGCTCTTTAGTGTAGCTGCCCAAGACTCTGGGCCTCAGAGTTTATTCTTCAAGCCTGATGGCACTAAGATGTTTGTGGCTGGTGCCACCAATGACAATGTGTACGAGTATTCCCTGTCTACTGCTTGGAACGTGAGTACGGCTTCTTATACACAGGCCTTTAGCACCGCCTCCCAAATGTATAACCCGTACGGTCTGACCTTCAAACCAGACGGAACTGCTATGTACGTTTCTGGGGTTTCTAATAACGCAGTATATGAATACTCTATATCTACTGCTTGGGACGTTAGCACAGCCACCTATGTGCGCTCCTTCAGTGTAGCACCAGTGACCTCCCCCAGTGACTTAGCTTTCAAGCCAGACGGGTCCGTGATGTACGTTGTTTTGTATGGTACAGATGAGGTGGTGGCTTACTCGACAGCCACCTACTACACAATGACCACCCCTGCTTCCGTACAGAACCCACCTACTGAAGCTATTACAAACAAACGTACAACTTACGAGTTCACCACATCTGACGGTGGGACTAATGTCTATCTAATCAACGAGGAGGTTCTCTAATGATTGAACTAATCAAACTAACTAACGGAGTAGCTCGTGCATATAGCACAGCAGCCTTCCGTGCCGCTAACAAGCACACAGTCTACGGACATGCTATTGCTGAACGTCACCTAACTGCACAAGACGTGCATCGTGTTCGTTCTGGCCCTAAGCCTGCTGAAGCTGTTGGCTTTAAGGTCGTACAGGAGTCCTTCCCAACGCTAGTGGACGGTGTTTGGGTACAAGGTTATGTATCCGTAGAACTCACCGCTGATGAAGCTCGTGCATTGCGTAACGAGCTACTGTCCGCAACTGACTGGATGGCTGTCGCTGACCGCACCCTAACGGCAGCGGAGACTAGCTACCGTCAAGCACTACGGGACATCCCAGCACAGTCGGACTTTCCGTCTGATCTAGTGTGGCCTGTTGGAGAGAGTTTGACATGAGTAAGATAGCACTAACACCCAATGCCTCTGGCACTGGTACATTCACACTAGCTTCACCCAACAGCAACACAAACAGGACGATAACCCTTCCTGATGTTGCTGGTGAGTTGCTTACTAATGTTTCATCTTTAGCCTCTGGTAAATTGACAGGTGCCTTACCAGCTATTAGTGGGGCTGCTCTGACTGGTATCGTAACCGGACGGGAATACGCAACCGCAGTGGCTACCACATCAGGAACAGCCTTTGACTTTACAGGTATTCCAGCAGGAGTTAATCAAGTCACTGTGTATTTCGTTGGGGTTGGATGTAGCGGCGGGTCTGGGTCTTTCGTGCAATTAGGGACGGGAGCAGGATTTACTACCTCTGGGTACCAGTCTATGATATTCAAAACACCTTCTACAAATAGCTTCGCCACAACTGGCTTTTCGATCTTATCTGGCGCAAATGCTGTGAATGGCAGGATGACACTTATTAGGAACACGGCCTCCGGTTATATTTGGACAAACACTCTCGCAGTTGGTACAACAAATGGGTCATTTTCTGTCTTTGGGGCAGGACAGGTAAACATTGGCGCAGATCTTACCCAGCTTCGGTTGAAAAGCGACACGGCTAACTTAGGGTCTTTCAGCAACGGCACAGCAAACATATCATGGAGTTATTAAGATGAGCAGACAAGTCTTTAATCAAGAGACACAGGTATGGGACGTAATCAACGAGGACTTGCCCGTTATCCCTCAGTCTACTGAGGAGTTAACCAGCAATGCACGTTCTGAGCGGGACGGCCTACTCTCAGCAACTGACTGGGCTTCTGGCAGTGACCTAGTTATGTCGTCTGGAATGACAGCCTACCGTCAAGCACTGCGAGACGTACCACAGCAGTCTGACTTCCCTGACGCAATCATTTGGCCCACTAAACCTTAAGGATAATTCATGGAGTATAAACTAGGAACACGCAGTATGCAAAGCCTGTCAGGTGTACACCCTGATCTGGTCGATGTAGTTAAACTTGCGATTACAATCACTGGAGTTGACTTCACAGTCATCGAAGGTATCCGTAACATCAACCGTCAACGTGAATTGTATAAGGCTGGTAAGTCTACTACAATGAACTCACGACACATCACAGGTCATGCTGTAGACATGGTTCCATACCCTGTAGACTGGAATGATCTTGAACGATTTGAGACTATGGCTGTGGCTATGAAGGCAGCAGCAGAAGAACTTGAAATTCCTATTGTGTGGGGCGGTGACTGGAAGAGCTTCTACGATGCCCCACACTTTGAATTAGACAGGAAGAAGTACAAATGACCAAAGAAAACTGGAGCGTAAATAAGAATGTTCCGCTGTCTGTTCTTGTCGGAGTAGGCGCTTACACAATAACTGCAATCTGGTTCTTTGCTGACTTGGAGAATAGTGTAGTGAGCAACAAGGAGCGGATCATACGTGATGAAGCTCGTATTGAGATACTAGAGAAATTAGTGCAGACCCAAGCTGTAAGCATGGCTCGTATTGATGAAAACATTAAAGCTATTAGATCAATGGCAGAACATTGGTCAGGGAACAAATAGGAGATAATATGCTAGGAAAACTAATTGGACCAATCTCAGACATACTAGATAAGTTTATTCCAGATGCTGATGAGAAAGCTAAGTTAGCCCATGAGATCGGGACACTGGCTGAGAAACAAGCTCATGCTATAGCTCTTGCACAGATAGCAGTGAACGTCGAGGAAGCTAAGGGTAACCTTTTCCAGTCGTCATGGAGACCCTTTGTGGGATGGACTTGTGGTGTAGCCTTTGCTTATCACTTCGTCGTACAGCCCCTGCTGTTGTTCTGTATTGTAGCCTTTGGTGCTACTGCTCCAGACCTTCCAGTCTTTGATATGACAAGCCTTCTGACAGTCTTAGGCGGTCTACTAGGTCTAGGTTCACTACGGACCTTTGAGAAGTCTAATGGACTATCTAAGTAACCACAGACGTTAAACACAAAGAAGCCCAAGGTATCCATTACGGACGCCTTGGGCTTTTCTGATTCTAGGTCTTGTCTTCGTCGTCAAGTATTCCCGCAACACCTTGATATAAGATTTCTACGTCAGTGTCTACCTTGCCTAACTTGTGGACTAACCATAACGACACTAATAGGTTTACAATTATCAGTCCTTCGAATAGTGTCACTCGTCTTCCTCCACAAGTTTAATAAGTCTTGCACCATACCACTCTGACTTCTTTAGGTCTTCAAGGCCATTCTTGTGTCGCCAACGATGTAGGTACTTAGCTATATTCCCACGGAGGTATCCAATGTACTCCTCACGGGTTAAGAAGTCTTGAATGTAGTCAATACACTCAATCTTACCAGACCCATAGTGCGCTGGACTGTTTACGTTATCTACTTCGTCGTACTCATGCTGTTTCACATCTGCATGTGCTAGGTTTTCCATGATCCATTTAGCCATTATAACTTCTCCTTTACAAATGCCTTAACCCACATAGCTGTGATGTCAGACCTTACGATGTCATCAACAGTGAACTCAATAATGTTCACAGGCAACATATGCTTCTTAGCAATATGAATAACCTTCGTCAACCCATCAGCTTCTTTAAGATCACTCTGTTGAGCATCCCCGTTCAGTACAATCGTAGTGCCTTCACCAACTCGTGTCAGCAGCATCTTAAGTTCGTGTAGCGTGATGTTCTGCGTTTCATCAACAATAATAAAGGCGTTCTCAAAGCTACGTCCTCGCATCAATGCCATAGGAGCAACTTCGATGTTACCATTCTTAACACCTGTTTCCACTGCTCCCTTGCCTAAGTGCTTCTCTAGTACGTCTAGCACTGGCAATGCCCAAGGCATAGTCTTCTCAGCTAAGTCACCCTTGAGGAACCCTAGCTCCCTTCCTACAGCTACGTGAGGACGTGTGATAACGATCTTGTCGATCTTCTTAGATGTGTATAGATCGGCTGCATGTGTCGCTGTTACATACGTCTTACCAGTACCTGCTGGACCTAAGATGAACACTTGCTGACTTTCCTTTAGGGCTTTGATTAGCTCACCCTGCATGACAGTCTTTGGTACTAACCCAGAGGTCTTCTTCTTTGCTGCCCCCTTGTACGTAGTCTCACGTTTAGTCTTCTTGGGCTGTTGTTGTACCAACTTAGTATTCCTTCTTAGTGTTGATAAGACCCATCAAGGTTTCAAGTTCTCGAAAGCCACCAATAAGGTTGCCATCAGTAGCAAAGATTTGAGGTACAGTCTTAATGTTAGCTTCTTTCATAAGGGAGAGAACCCATTTGTTCGGCGGGGACTCTACGTTGAAGACTACATAGTTGATCTTGGCTAAGTCCATCATAGCCTTAGCTTTGTCACAATACTTACAGTCGTTACGGGTAATGATAGTGTACATGATCTCTCCTTGGGTTAAGTAAGCAGTTTAAACACATGCTCAGGTAGTCGGGTTACACTAGGTCAACGATCTCACAACTGTCACCAGAGCAAGCCATAGTTTGACTGCCTGATGTATTGTCTTCTTGTTCGTAGTCTGCAAGCTCAGACCAGTCAATAGTCTTTGGCATGACTGACTTAAGCATGTCGTATTCGCTCTTGCCACACTCTTGATACGGTGCCTGTTGATACGTGTGTTCGCTGTAGGGTAGGAACGACACACCAGACATCTCATCAAAATGCTTGTAGACGAAAGCACCTACTTCAAACCATTCGTCAGCCTTGACGTTGATTGTCACAGATGGCTTATGCTCACACCAGTTGCGCTGGTACATTAACCACATCTCTAACTGCTCAATGGCAGTCATGTCAGAGGTACACACAGCCTTTGCAGGTGCCTTCTGTGGGAAGCTGAACACCACTGTGGTATCTGGCTTCATAACGCATGGTTCGTTTGGCACTCCTTTGTCTTTCATAAACTGTGTTAGCGGGTCTTTAATATCCCCACGCACTGTACGGATGTAGTATGGGCTGTGTCGAGCATGAATCCCACTGGCACTATCTACCAGTTGTGAAACTGTCCCACTTGGCTTAACACAACTGATAGCAGCAGCTACAGGGATGTCAAGACGTTCTGCCCACTCCTTGTTGGTGGCCACTGCAACTTGCTTGAGGTGCTGTAGTACCTTGTCTAGTCCAGCGTTCTTAAGGGTCAGCAGGCTGTTGTCCATGATACCTGTAAGGCTTACGCCAAGCAGACGTTCTTCTTCTGTGTTGTCTGTCCAATCCTTTGTTAGATACGGGAAGTGTGTATACGTACTCTGGATCGTTCCTAGAATAGTTGCAAGGCGAACCTTACGCTCTAAGTCTTCTACAGTGTCTGTTGAACGTACTACACACTCGGTTAGGTTGCAAAACTGGCTTGGGCGGAGGATTATTTCACTACAAGGATTCGTACCGAACTCGTAGTTAGCATCACGCCGTCCATTCATAGCTGCTTGCTTCTTAGATGCCTCCCGATTGAAGATACCTCGTTCCCCTGAGCCACTCTCTACCAGTGCTGTCCACTCTCGTAGGAATGACACTGCGTCTGGCTTCTCGGTGTATGACACAGAGTTGTTAGCCAAGGCTCGTTGCTTGTCATTCTCCCACCATGCACCACTCTTAGCATGACGCATACGATCATCAGAGAGGTTACTCAGAGAGATCATAGCTGATCGACGAACACCGCCTACAACTACTACTTCACCGATCTTACACATGATGTCGTGGCACTCAATAGAAGATAGCTTGCGTCCACTGGCTGTAGCGAAGGTAGCAATAGCAAAGTTAAACAAGTCAATCAAGGGCGCTGGACCTGATGCACGACCACCAAAGGTCTTAAGTCTTGCACCCGCTGGTCGTACCTTTGACACATCCCACTTCGGTATCTCACCAGTGTAGAGCAATGCAATCAACTGACGTAGTGACTTAGCCCAACCCTCTTTGCTGTCCTTAACAACGATCGTCGTATCGCTCTTGAACAGCTTCTCTGGTACTTCTGGTAGCTTAGAGACGTACTGACGCTCTACAGAGAACCCTACGCCTGTGCCACACAACAGGATGAACATGGCTTGGTCAAAGGCTTTGATGTTATTCACAGCCAAGTAGGAGCAGTTGTACATGCTCGTATTGTCACGGCTGGCTGCTGGTCCTGCTGTCATCAGGGATCGCATTGAGGGCATTACCTCTAACGATAAGATAGCTTGCTCAATCTGACGAACAAAGGAGTCATCACCAGTCTTGGGAATGACGATGTTGTCCATGAAGCGTGTGACTGTCTCGCTCCAAGACTCTCGGTTGCCTGTCCCTTCTTGCCAACGTGCATAACGTGACTTGTGAATGAATGATTGATAGTCTGTAGGTAAATAGTTGCTGCTCATTTAGTTTCCCGTCCTCGTTTGTCTTTGTCTTCTTTAAGCCACACCATGCGGTCAATGTCACTTCGGTTAAGGCCAATGTCTCTTAGCTCTCGGTCAGTCAACTGATTAAGCTGCTTGATAGCATCACGGTGTGTACGCCATGTGGCTAGGTAATTTATGTATCTCCAGAACCAAGTCAACGTTCATCCCCACTTCCTCTGATGGTACCACGTTGAGAACGACCATTAAGTTTAACTACGTTAATATCAACTACTGTGTCAAGGCCATAACCCACATGATTGGCCAGTGCTGTGCAATAGAATACGACATCTCCAATCTCCTTAATGATGTCCATAGGGACCACCTTAGTGCCGTCTCGGATCATCTTCTTGACCTTCTCGGCTACTTCCCCTGCCTCTCCCACAAGACCTAGCACGTTCTCAACTAAGCGTTCCTTACCCTCAGTAACGATCTTGTTCTCGACCCACTTGCTATACTGCTTGGTTGTCATATCGGACGTAGACCAAATCTCATTTTCATCTGCCATATCGTGCATATCCTGTAGTGTAATCATTTAAATTGTCCTTCCGTAGAACTCTGTTGCCTTAGTTGGATCAGCGTAAGCATCGAAGCAGTACCATGCGCAGTTATCTTTACCAACGCTCTTGCTACCTTCGATCCACTTAACTCTGCCAACGCTTACTACTTTAGTACAGTACGTCATAAAGTATGCCGACTGCTTTGTGTGCATCCAATCTGCATCAAACAAGATCCAAGTTGGACACTGGTACATCCAATGCTCGATGAATGGGTGCAATATCTTTCTATCCCAAGGTGGGTTAGTTATGCAATAGTCAACTACTCCTGCACCACCAATATCCAGAGTGAGAGCATCAAAGGTAAACACATCAGGGTGTCGTGGCTCAATGTCGCAAGCATATAAGCACTCCCCATGCCCTCCAGTTAACTCATCTATGTGCTGTATAAGTCGGGCATCACCCGCACATGGCTCTACGTAGTCAAACGTGTAAGGCAAGTGCGGGATCAGTGGCTCGACAGCAGCTATTGGTGTTGGATAGAAGTCACGTTCTACCCTTACGAAGTCGCTACGCTTTCCCATACATCCCTTTTAATGTTGCCTGTGAGATGAACTGCGGCTCATACATACCATTAGATACCTCTCGCTTCACTACTACTCCTGACCACCATTCATTGTTGGCTTGGCCTGCCCATCCCTCTTTTGCTCCCTTGTAACAACCTGCAACAAGTCCGATAACTCCGTTAGGATGTGAAGCATCTTTAAACTTAAGGTCACGCTTATGACTATGACCACAAGTAGAGCTATGGTGACGATGAGCCAGTAGCCCGTTAGCATGGTGCATACCAGACATAGCAGACCCAAAGTTACCACTACTAAAGAAGTGCGCGTAAGAGACACCATCATAGTCAACAATCGCTGGCGCTCCATGTTCATACTCATGGTATTCATCGAACCAGTGCTTCGTTTGAAGATGCCCGAAGGAAATCCCGTACTTACTTCCCTCAAGTCTTGGGTCTGTTTTAATTGCTCGTTTAATCCGTTGCTCATGGTTTCCCTCAAATCCGAAGTAGTTAGGACGCTTACGTTTATGATGTCGGAACTTCCATCGGATACGCTCCTGTGCATCATTGTAGTGATTGATGTCAGCTTCATAGTTCTGGCTAACGATTGCCTCTGGGGAACGAGTGTCGAATGTATTTAATGACCGCATGTCAGCGCCATCCCCCAAGTCAACGA